GGATCGGCTCTCGAGGCTCCCGGCGCGCCAGAGGATCGAGCTCGTCGAGCGGATCGGGAACGAGCGGCTCCTCTCGGCGACCGAATCGAACGACGTCGCGACGCCGGAGGGTCGCTTCGTGCGGGAGCTCTTCTTCTCGCTCGCGCGAATGGAATGGGAGCGCGCCGCGGCCGGGTTCGCGAAGGCGAAGGCGAACGCGATCGCCGCCGGCGTCTCGATCGCGAGGAGGCCGGCGTTCGGGCTCGCCTTCGACGAGGCGCACCGCTACATCCCCGGGCCGGAGGCCTCGACCGTCGTCGAGCTCTTCGAGCTCCGCGCCGCCGGCGGATCGTTCGGCGACGTCGTCGAGCTCTTCGAGCGGCGGACGGGCCGGACGAGCTCGCCGCAGACGATCGCCGAGCTCCTCTCGAACCGCGTCTATCTCGGCGAGCTCCGCCACGGCGAGCTCGAGAACCTCGAGGCGCACCCGGCGATCGTGCCGCTCGAGCTCTTCGAGGCCGTGCAAGCGGTGAACGAGGAGCGGAAGGTCGAGCACGGCTGGAGCGGCCGGCGCTCGACGCTGCTCGCCGGGATCGCGCGGTGCGCGTGCTGCGGCGCCGGCCTGACGCGGTCGACGTCGAATGGCGGCGCGTCGGTCGTCTATCGGTGTCCGACGAGCTCGCGGAAGTGTGCGGCGCGCGCCTCGATCGGGCTCGACGTCCTCGAGGCCTTCGTCGTCGAGCGCGTGCTCGCATGGGCCGGCCCCGCGGCCGACGAGCTCGTCGAGCTCGAGCTCGAGCTCGGAGCGAGCGGCGAGCGGATCGTCGCCGAGCATCGGCTCGAGGAGGCGCGCGCGGCGCTCGTCCGGTGGGCCGGCGACGTCGAGGCCGAGCTCGAGGACGCCGCGGCGTACAAGGCCGGCCTCCGTGCGCGCCAGGAGCTCGTCGCGAGGCGCGAGCTCGAGCTCGACGAGCTCGGCGAGGCGACGGAGGTCGAGCTCGCACGCGCGACGGTGAGGACGGAGCTCCTCGACGAGAGCCCGGAGACGCTCGAGGATCGGCGCCGGCTCCTAGCCGTCGTCCTCGACGGGATCGTCGTCCGCAAGACGCCGCGCGCCGGCGCGCCGGTCACGGAGCGCGCGGAGCTCCTCTTCGCGGGCTCGACGAGCCCGCTCCTCCAGGATGCGGCGGAGCTCGAGGAGGAGACGACGGCGGAGCCCGTCGTCCTCGCTTGACGGAGCCAACGTTGGCCTACCTCTCCGCCGCAGAGTCGACGGACGAAAGCCTCCTGCTACCCACGGCGCCGGCCGGCGAAACGCTCGAGCTCGTCGACGCGATCGCGGAGACGCCAGACGGCGCGGACGAGCGCGAGGACGAGCACGGCCTGAGCTCCGAGCGCGACGTCGACGAGCGACGTCCAGACGCTCGCGATCACGCGAACGGCGGATCTTCGAGCGCGCGGCCGGCGGTGCCGGTCGAGCTCGTCGCCGTGATCGAGGCCTGACAAGTGTCCGTAGCCGAGTCGCCGCCGAGCGCGTCGAGCACCTTCTGAGCGGCGTCGTCCGGCGAGTCGGCGAAGGCCTCGCCTGCTTCGAGTTGGATCGTGACGATCACGAACATGCCGAGCTCCTCCTATCTAGCTAGAAAGTTGAGGCCGAGGTGGATCGGCCCGGGAGCGGCGCCGACGTAGTCGAACATGTAGAAGAGGCCGGCCGCGGATGCGACGCCGCCGATCGCCGAGCACGTCATGTAGCCGCTGTCGATGACGAGGACTTGTTGGCCGGCCGGCGGAGCGCCGCCTCCGTTGAGCGCGAGCGTGTAGGAGAACGGCGCCTGAGGCCCGCCCTCGAACCACGCGCGCGGCGTCGAGAGATGGATGCTCCAGGCCTGGGAGCCGTTGCCGGCGTCGCAGACGATCGTCCCGACGAAGCGGACTTGCGTGTAGAGCCGGCCCGGGCCGAACTCGGCCGGGTCGAGGAAGAATCCCGGGAAGTAGTTGTGATCGGACGCGCTCGCATCGCCGAACCAATGCCATTGGCCGTCGAGCGTCACGCCGACGTGCTGCCACCCGCCGATCAGCGGCGCGGGTCGGCGCGGCGGCGCGAGGATCGTCGAGTCGACGGCCTCGGCGAGGTTGCGGATCGCCTGCGCGCCTTCGGCGACCGGCTCGGTCGGGAGCGGATAGGGGAGCCCGTTCGGAGTGTTAGCCGGCATGCAAGGCCTCCAGGGTGAGCGCCTCCGTCCAGTCGGTCGCCGGGTCGACCGCTTGCCAGACGAAGGCGGGGTCGTCGGTCGGGACGGCGTCCCAGGGGAGGACGAGCCCGGACTCGAGCGGGTCGGAGAGCGCGAGGAGCATCGTCCAGGCCGGCCCGTTGAGCTCGTCCGTCCAGCCCTCGACGATCGGCGTCCAGGGCTCGAACGGCGAGCTCGCCGGCATCTGGGAGAGCGTCACGGGCTCGCCGACGCGGAGCTCGAGCCCGCGGAGGACGGGCGCCTCCGGGATGTTCCAGTGGGAGAAGGCGCCTCGAGCGAGCGCCGTCTGAGCTCGCCGGGTCGCGTCCGAGCTCTGGGTGAAGGCGGTGTCGATCGTCCGCGGCCGGTCGCCGTAGAACGCCCTCGAGCTCGGCTCGTCGACGGTGACGGACTGGGACTGGTCGCCGGTGTAGCGGACGGTGACGATGTTCCCGGCGGGGAGGACTTGCGTCCAGGCGGGGACGTAGCCGACGTCGGCCGGGTCGAGCTCGAGCCTCGAGTCGATCGTGCGGGCGCCGATCGCCTGGACGAGGATCGTCCCGTCGGCGAGGTCGACGACCGCGGCGCCGAGCATCGGCGCGAGGAAGGCGAGGTAGTCGGCGAGCGTCGTCGCGCCGGCGGTCGCCGGGTCGCGCGCGGCGAGCGTCGGGTCGAAGGTCGGATCGAGCTCGAGGACGAGCGAGCTCGAGAGGCCGGCCGAGGCGAAGATCCGCTGGACGCGCGCGCTCCAGGCCTCGACCGGCCAGACGCCCTCGGCGAGGTCGCCGATCGCGTAGGAGCCGAGCGTCGCCAGTCGCGCGACGCCGATCACGGTCAGGGAGTCGCCGTCGAGCCGCGCGTCGGTGACGCGGCCGGTGAACCGCGGCCGCGACGTCGTCCCATCGGTGACGGTGAGCTCGAGCGAGACGCCGACCCGGAAGGCCTCGACGAAGGCCTTGTCGACGCCGAGGATCGTCGCCTGGAGCGTCGAGGCGGTCGGCTCGTCGGTCGTCGTCGCGCGGCCATGATGGACGGTCACGTCGGCGAGGAGCTCGGCGAGCGGGAGCGCCGTCCCGTCGACGACGAGCGCGTCCGGCCAGAGCGTCACGCGGCCCGTCCCTGGCGGCGATCGTGCTGCAGGAGGAGCCGGCGGATCGCGCGCGCGGTGCCTTCCGGGTCGACGGCGCCGTAGACGTTGATCGTCAGGGGAGGCGCCGCGGCCGCGGTGACGCCGGCGACCGCCGGCGCGGGCCCGGGCGCCGGCGGGAGCGCGAACGGCCCGGGGAGGTTGATGTGCGGGACGTGGATCCGGCCGATCCAGGAGATGAGGTCGCGGACGGCGTCGATCGCGTTCCAGATCGCGTGCGCGACCGCGTCGATCGGGCCGGTCGAGACGCGGCCGATCCAGTGGATCAGGTCGCGGACGGCGTTGATCGCCGGCGCGACGGCCGCGGTCACGTCGCGGATCGCGCCGGCGGAGACGCGCGCGATCCAGCCGATGAGGGACTGGACGACGCCGATCGCGGCGCGTGCGGCGCCGGCGACCGCGTCGAAGGCCGAGGCGACGGCCTGGATCGCGGCCGTGATCGGGCCGAAGGCGAAGCGGCCGACGTTCCAGGCGGACTTGACGAAGTCAAAGGCGGCGGTCGCGGCGGACTTGACCTTGTCGAAGTTTTCGGAGATGAGGTAGATCGCGGCGCCGATCGGCCCGAAGGCGAAGAGCGCGAGCTTCCAGTGGGAGGCGATCCAGTTCCAGGCGGCGGTCGCGGCGCGCTCGAGCGCGGAGAAGGCGCGTTCGAGAGCGGCGACCGCGGACTGGACGGCGGAGAAGGCGGCGCGGACGACGTCGCGGAACGTCTCGCTCTTCTTGTAGGCGACGACGATCCCGGCGGCGAGCGCGGCGACCGCGACGATCACGAGGCCGATCGGGTTCGCGGAGAGCGCGGCGTTGAGGAGCCACTGGACGGCCGTCCATGCGACGGTCGCGGCCTTGACGATCGCTTGAGCGGCGGCGTAGGCCTTGAGCGCGGCGTTCGCGACGAGGATCCCGGCGGCGAGCGCGGCGACGACGCCGACGAGGATCTGGACGGCCTTCGCGTGCTCCTGCGCGAAGAGCGCGCTCTTCGTCATGATCGGCATAAGCGCCTTGACGACCGGGATCAGGCCGGCGCCGATCGCCTCCTGGAGCTCGCTCATCTGGACTTGAAAGATCTTGTATTGGCCGGCCGCGGTCTTGGCGGCTTGCGAGGCGGCGCCGCCGGTGAGGTCGGCGAGCTCGGCCGTGATCTTCGTCATGTCCTTCGAGGCGAGCGTCGCCTTGTCGACGCCCGGGACGAGCTTCCCCAGCGCGCGGGTCTGGCCGAGGTAGCCCTTCGCGAGCGCGTCGGAGACGGTGCCCAGATCCTCGCCGGACTGGGCGGAGATGTCGACGGCGAGGCCGAGGAGCTCCTGGCCCTTCGCGACGTCATGCGTCGCGGCGGCGAGCTTGCCGAGCGCCGGCCGGAGCTCGTCGTCGGCGATCCCGGTCTGGAGCGAGAGCGCGGAGATGTAGTCCTCCGCCGCGGAGACTTGGCCCTTGGTCGCGTGCGCGGTGCGCTCGAGCTGGCCGGCGAGCGCGTCCTGAGCGGCGGCGTCCTCCATCGCGGCCTTCGTCGCGCCGATCGCGGCGTAGCCGATCGCGCCGAGCGCGGCCGCGGCCGGGAGCGCGGCCTTCTTGAGGCCGGCGCTCATCTTCTCATGCGTCGTCATCGTCGAGCCGAGAGACTTGTCGAGCGTCGCGAGCTCGCGGACGGCCTGACCCGCGTCGGCGCCGACCTTGATCAGGATGTTGCCCGGGCCGGCCACTAGAGGAGGCCGTGCTTTCGGAACACGTCGGCGACGGCGCGGCGGAACCGCTCGAGCGCCGTCCGGCCGTAGCGGTCGACCGCCGGCGCGATCCAGTAGCCGGAGCTCGGCGGGACGGCCCAGTGGTTGATCGAGCCCTTCGGCCCCTGCTCGGAGCCCCAGACGAGCACGCCGGCGGGAGCTCCTCGAGCTCCGACCCGGGCGCCTCCGCCGATCGAGACGACCGGGATCCGGTCGCGCTTGACCCGGATCGAGCCGGCGACGCGCGGCGCGACCGGGACGCCGCTCGAGCTCGCCGAGGCGCGGAGGAGGTCGCCGAGCTCGCCGGCGGAGGCCTCGGCCGCGTCGCGGAGCTCGTTGTTGACGCCGGGACGGAGGTCGGCCTCGACCGC